CACAACAACAAATTATAGGAAATAAATAAATGACAAAAGCTAGAGACCTCTCTAAATTACTTTCTACATCTAATGGTAAGATAGCAGGAAGTAATCTTGATGTATCATTTGAAAACATAAGCGATACTGGTACTGAGGGTACTAAAGTAGCTTCAGGTACTACAGCACAACGAGGGTCTACTACAGGTCAATGGAGATACAATACTACTACAGGATTTTTTGAGGGTATAAATAATACTGGTGGTATTTCGTCACTAGAACCAGACCCAGTAGTTTCAAGTGTTGATGATGGCGAAGTTGATAGTGCAGGTGGTGGTAATCAAACTATTGTAGTCACAGGTCTAAATTTTACTTCTGGTGGAACAATAGCTTTTGTTGGAACATCTGCCGAATTTAATGCGTCAACTACAACATTTAATAGTGTAACACAAGTTACAGCAGTTGCACCTAAATCTAGTTTTTTAAATGCACAAGAACCCTACAAAGTTAAATTTACTTCTTCATCTGGAAAATCTGGAGTATCATCAACAGGATTAATTAATGTTGATAACGCACCAACTTGGAATACTTCAGCAGGAACAGTAGCAACAATATCTGATGTGGCAACAGGAACACACGCAACTCTTTCAGCAACAGACGCTGAGGGAGATACAGTTGCTTATTCTGAAACTGGTGCAACAAATATTACTGGTGCAGGATTATCTCTAAACAGTTCAACAGGAGTTATTTCTGGCGACCCAACAGATGTTGCAAATGCAACTACAGTTTCATTTACTGGCAGAGCAACAGCAGGTTCAAAAACAACAGATAGAAGTTTTAACATTATTATCAATCCTACTTTAGATGGTTCTTCTTCTGCTAAAGCAGGTACATCAATAGCTAGTCTATATGACTATGGTATTTCTAATGGATTAGTCTGGTTTAAAAATGCTAACATCAATAGTGGTAATGCATTTCAAATTAGATATGCGTCTTATAATAATAAAGGTTGGTTAGAAGTTTTATACTCTAAAGATAGTTCAACAGATACACCTAGAACGCATTGGTTAAATCAAGGTGGAGTAAACTACACTAGACCACAAATGTACGACTACAATTTAAGTAGTGGTGGATTAAATTATTCCTCTGGCGATAGTGCCTTTATAAAATTACACAGTTCATTAGGTTTAACAGATGTTGCATTTACAACAAAATCATCTGTGACAGCAAATGGAGTAGTTGCAACTGGTCAAAATCACAATAGTGTAATGCCATTAGTTGCATCAACTGGTATTATAGGAACAGATGCTACAACTATTAAAACTAAATTAGTTGAATATTTTGGTGGTTATGGAGAGGGTTTTCATGCAGGAGAAAGTGGTTCATCTAGTGCAGATTATACTGGTGGTTGGCAAGATGGTTCTTCCTCTCATGTATATGAAATAGTTTTATGTTATCGAGAGGGTTCACAATCTCTTTCTTCAGGTTCTTGTGAGTGGCATATAGTTGATGGAGATAGTTCAGCAACTTCTACAGCAGGAACATACGCATCTAACTATGGATACAGAGAAAGTGCAAGTTATCCTGCGTATTATGCAGGTACACTAACAGGTCAATCAGGTACTAGACACGCAATTAGTTCAAGTAATGTAATGTCAATTTGGGTCACTGACGAATAATGCCTAGAAAAAAGATAACACCAAAAGAGTATAGCGAAGTCGCTACTGGTGTTAGACTTTCATCGCATGAGAAACTTTGTGCTGAACGAATGAATAACATTCTAAAAAGCATAGAAGAAATGAAAAGAGAAATTAAGTCGTTAAGACAAGATGTTTCTATGGGTAAGGGTGGACTTAAAGTTATCCTTGCTATCGGAACAATAATTGTTGGAATACTAGGTTATTTCAACTTTAAATAATCACAAAACAAATAATTAAATGAAATTTATACTAGCTTTTAGTATTTGCTCTGCAATTACTGGATTTTGCAATAACACTGCAACTGTACCAACACAATACAACAGTTGGACTGAGTGTGTAAATGGTGGTGCAAAATTAATAACTACATTTACAGATAAATACGAAGCAAAAATGAACGAACAAAAATTATACGTTACATATTTTTGTAACGAAATCAAAAAGGAGACAACATGATAATATATGGATATACGCCAAAGACTTGGCTTAATAAAATAAAAATTTACTGGCAAAATACAGATAAAAAACTTTTTGCATTATTTGTAGCTTGGTCAGTTATTCTATGGGCAATGTAAGATGTGGTTTGCATTATTAAAAAATCCTCTTACTAAAATTATAGCAGAAAAAACATTTGGAGCTATTTCCCACAAATTACAAAAAGATAAAATTGTAAGAGAAAAAGAATTAGACGCAGTATCACAAATTTCAATAGAACAAATACGTCAACAAGAGCATTCGTGGAAAGACGAGTGGTTGGTAGTTTTCTTTACGCTATTAATGGCTTGTCATTTTATTCCGTACACGCAGGAAACTATGTTGCGAGGGTGGGAAATTTTAAAATTAGCTGACCCTATGTTCTGGTACATAATTTTAACAATCGTAGGAGCTTCATTTGGGGTAACTACTATGAATAAATTAAAGAAAAAGTGATTGACAAGTTTTTCTACGCATTCTTCGGTTCTATCGACAGAGTGTTTGAAAAACTAAATAAGATTGTAGATGATGTCTACACTTTTGACTTCCCTAATTGCAAACCAAAGAAGAAGAAAAAATGAAAATATCTGAAAATACAGCAGTAAGTATGCCAGTTAAAAATATGATTGGTATAGTTATAGCAGTAGCAATGGGTGTATTTGCATACACAGAAGTTACAGCAAGACTTACATCATTAGAAACATCAAGAGAACTATTTGAAAATGATTTACTTAAAAAATCTGAACAAGTACCTACTGACCAAGAACAACATTTTTTATTAGAAGACCTTTATAAGACAGTAGAAAAATTACAGTCTACGCAAGAAATGAATATGACTAATAAAGTCAATATAGAATTTTTAAAATCACAACTTGAAAAAGCCCTAGCTGATATTGAACATTTAAAAGATAAAGTTAGAGCAAATGGTAATGGAACTCACTAATGACTGAAATTGTTATTGCATTATTAATGATTGTTAATGGTGAAATAAAAGAACACCGAATACAAGAAAGTATGTCAAACTGTTTGAAGGGCAAAAGGATTGCCATGCGTGAAGCAAAATCTCACATAGAATACCAATGTATAAAATCTGAAGCAGAAACAGAAATTTATATGGGTGAGAAATCAATTAAAAAATTAATACTTAAATAATGGCTAGAAAATTTAAAGATTTTGTTGTTAGAGAAAAACCAAAGAAGAGAGTACGAACACACAAGAAAAGGTTAAACAAAGATGAAAAACGAGACCACAAAAAATACAATCGACAAGGAAGACCCCAATAATTTAGAAACAGTCTTAAAAGAGTTACCACAACTATTGGTAAACCATGCTTATAAGAAATTAAAATCAGGAGAAGATTTAACAGCTTCAGAAATGAAAGTATGTTTAGAAGTTTGTAAAACATACAGTAAAGAACCTTTGGCTAAAAAAGAAGATAACATTTTAGACCAAGTACCATTTGATGATGGATAAACGATTAAAGAATTTTAAAAATTTTTTGTATTTATGTTGGAAGCATTTAACATTGCCAGACCCAACACCTATACAATTCGATATTGCAGATTACTTACAGTCAGACGAAAAGAGACTTGTAATAGAAGCATTTAGAGGAGTAGGTAAATCTTGGATTACCTCTGCTTTTGTCTGTCATCAATTACTTCTTAATCCTCAAAAAAATATTTTGGTAGTATCTGCTAGTAAAACTAGAGCAGATGACTTCAGTACCTTTACACAAAGGTTAATTGCTGAGATGCCATTGTTACAACACTTAATACCTAGAGATAATCAAAGACATTCTAAGGTATCGTTTGATGTAGCACCTGCGTTAGCTTCACATGCACCCTCAGTTAAATCTATGGGTATTACAGGGCAATTAACAGGTAGTAGAGCAGACATTATTATTGCTGATGACGTAGAGAGTGCTAATAACTCTCAGACACAGCTTATGCGAGATAGACTGTCAGAAACAGTCAAAGAATTTGATGCAATTATTAAACCTAATACAGGTCGTATTATTTTTCTTGGTACTCCGCAAAATGAGATGTCATTATACAACTCATTAGACGAAAGAGGTTTTAAGACAAAAATTTGGACTGCACTTGTACCTAATAAGACACAAACAATATCTTATGGTCACAAACTTGCAGATATTATTAAAGGTAAAGAAGGTGAACCCACAGACCCAGATAGGTTTGATGCGGTAGACCTTATGGAGAGGTTATCTTCGTATGGTCGTTCAGGTTTTAATTTACAATTTATGTTGGACACTTCATTGTCTGATGCAAATAGATACCCTTTAAAGTTAAACGATTTAATTGTAGCTTCAGGTTGTTCTACATGGAAAGAAGCTCCTGCTAAGATACAGTGGGCTTCATCACCAGAACAAATTAAAGCTATAGACCCTGACATACCAAACGTAGGGCTTAAAGGTGATTATTTTGTAGCTCCTATGTATATGTCTGAAGAACACACTGCGTTTGAAGGCACAGTAATGTCTATTGACCCTAGTGGTCGAGGAGAAGACAAAACAGCGTATGCGGTGCTTAAAATGCTTCATGGAGTGCTTTATCTGACCTCTGTAGGCTCATTAGAAGGTGGTTATAGTGATGACACTATGGCAAGGCTTTCTAATATTGCAAAAAAACATGAAGTTAACTATGTGGTCATTGAAAGTAACTTTGGTGATGGTATGGCAACCCAGTTGTTAAAACCTATCATGGCAAAGATACACCCATGCGAGATAGAAGAAGTTAGACACAATACACAAAAAGAAAAACGTATAATTGATACACTAGAGCCTTTGATGAATAGTCATAGGTTAGTAGTAGATGATTTGTTAATTAACGAAGATTTTAAGAACGAGCCTGACCATCAGTTGTTTAGACAGATGACAAGGCTTACTAGAGATAAAGGTTCTCTAAGACATGATGATGCCATTGATGCGTTAGCTATGGCGGCTAAGTATTGGGTAGATAGATTGGATAGAGACCAACAGTTATCTTATAATCAACACAAAGAAGAATTGTTAGACCAAGAATTAGAAAAATTTATGGAAAACAATATCGGAAGGACACAGACAAAAGACAGATGGATATAGAACAAACAAAAGAAGCCGTTAAAAAAGAAGAAGGCTATAGATTAGAAACATATAAGTGTACAGAAGGTCAT